CCGTTGAAGAATTTGCTTAGTTCAAGCCTCTTCTGCCTTGGTGCTTTTATTGGCTTCGTCATGTACGCAACTTTAGCAGCGTACTTGATCGTCTGGGCAAACTCGTGCGGTTCTGCCCAATCCAGCGAATATCTTCGTCCGAGTCCATAGTGCTCGAACTGTGGGTTGGATCCACCCACCACCTCGGTTCTGTCAAGCAGCTCCGATGACTCCCAAATCCTATCTTTGGTTTCTTGTATACAATTTCCCCAAGATTCTTTGTCCGCAAGTAAAATTGAGTGGTTGTGAACATTCCACCAATTTCCTTTATCGTTCCAAGTAAACTCAAGGTTGTGACAACCAGCATGCACACCCATATCTCGTAATGCGGTATTTAGACCACGCATACTATGCGATCCAGTTCTGCCCGAAAAGTTCGTGCGATCCGTGATGTAAGCATACTGCTCACGGAGACTAGACCGCCGGATTCCCGACCTGTGTTTTAGTCCAGGTAACGTTGTTGTGAGAACTCCAACCAAAAGGTCGCTGCCCTCATCCTCCATCAAATCAATCTCACTGGTCAGTTTCTTAGTCAACTGCCATGCTCGTTTGCTTGCTCTGCGCTGTTCACACTTTGGACACATTAAGTGACGTGAGCACAGACTTGTATCGTACCTATCTTTACTGCTGCCAAGACAGCCCTCATGGGCGTATGCGATCGGGTCCGCTATTTTCCATTTCATTCCAAAATCCCTCCGTCAAAACATGTGATATTTTTCCGCAGGTTCTGTATATTAACAAGGGTTTCTATCGACACGCTTTGGCCACCGGTAATCAAGATTCAATCCGGGGCTGGAGGCGAGGTGCCTCCCCGTTGTAGTCAATGAAGCAATTGCCACACACCTGAAGCTGCTCAAGCGCATTAACTCCAGTTGTACATCTACCGCATAGACGGCAGTTGATCAGAATCATTCTTCTTCCTCCAATTTGTAGTCTGTTGCTACAACATTGTAGACGATCGTAGTACGAGCGTTATCACTGTAAACTGTGGCTGGACGCCAAGTCCATTTGTCATTCAACTTAACTCTCCAGTAGAGTTTAGCCATCATTCTTGCCCCCTGATCGTGCATGGAAGACATACACGGTCTTTGAGCCACATACGATGCTTAGCGCACGTCTTGTGTCCTTCGATCCAATTCGGGCATAGGTAAATCTCAGTTGGGTCTTCACAGGTGTTCGCCATGTTACATGCTAGGGGCCATGTATACATAAAGGTTGTGTATACAAAAGTATACTATTCAACCCATTCGTGGCCACAACGGTAGCAACGGCAATGGTGCATTATCTCGTTACCCGTAAAGTCCGGGTGTAACAATCCAATATCTGCTGATCTAAGATTATATCCGCATTTCTCGCAATGGATGGGCTCGTCTTTAATCGCCATGATTAGCACATGCCAGAGCCATACGTGACTGCTTGGTCAAGCACTCCCATACTGTGTAAAACAAACACACCGAGAAGGTATGACACGTTGTTTTCTTTTACATGCTTCAGGATCGATAAAACCTTTGCAGCTTGGACAACTTGAGGAGTGTCTTCATTGTCCATCGTGATCACTCCAACATAGATGGAGCGTGCACTCCTTTGTAATCGCCTGCTTTGACCGTCCACTGAATATCTTGTTCAGCAACAGGTTGTTGGGTCGGATCAACAGCATCAGCGAGTAGCACAATGCCACAGGGAGCAATAAAATACCCTGATGACAATTTTTGCGATGTAGATGCTGCATCTAGAGTGCAAATCTTAATCCATGTCTTATCGGCGTTAACGCCTGTTGCATTATAGGGAGGCTTATTGCCTCTATTCTGAAGATCCTCGCCCATAGCAGCGGAATCATCAGCCATGAGATCATCGTACGGCATATCTCCCGTACTGAAGGTTGGGTCTTGCGAAGCGTTACCCGCTTTATCGTATTCTGCAAGAAGCGAATATTTTGTTGCCGAACCAGCACCCCATGTAAATTCACGGGTTGCTTGGTTGGAATCTACAACTTGAGTGATATCAAACTCACCAGTGTTCAATTCATCAGGAGTGAACAATTCACTATATTGAAGAGGATTCAATATGGTTACTCCAGCACCGCTGAGTACCCTAAAATCTTCCCAACGAGCAATTGCATTGTCCTTGAGGCGATCCCGAGCTGCTGCACTGTTCTCGAGATACATAGCGTATCCCATTTTCATTGCACGCTCGACCATCCACGTGTCGGCTAAGACCCACACATCGATTGCCCTAGACGCATTAGCATCTAAATCAAGTTTCATGCTGTAATAGCGACTCTGCCGATAAAGACGGCGATTAGTCTTACTCAGAAGTTGTTCTGCGCTAATTTGACATTTTGGTCCAATCGGATCGGGCGATTGTCGAAATAGTCTTCCTGTACGCACTACAGGATAGTGCTTCATGTTCTTGGCCATGTAACTGGCCGTGTCACCACAGTCTAAAAAGTTTATTCTAATGGTTCGCTACGCATCCACAGCCCAAAAGGTCGACTGAGCCGTGGATATTTTCCACTAAAACCGTTGAAGAATTTGCTTAGTTCAAGCCTCTTCTGCCTTGGTGCTTTTATTGGCTTCGTCATGTACGCAACTTTAGCAGCGTACTTGATCGTCTGGGCAAACTCGTGCGGTTCTGCCCAATCC